GCCTCCCAAGCTCTACGAGGTGAGTGTGACCAAGTGCACGCTACCTGAGCAGTGGGGTGGAGATCGTCCCGCACTTACCCGGTACCCCTAAAGAGGCAAGCCCGGCGCCGTAGAAAGCAACCGGGCTCTAGCGTCCGCAACCGGGGAAGGAATAACCCGTGACGCATAAACTAATGTTAGGCGATGGCCTATAGCTGCGCCGTGACGTATCGCACCGTAATGAGGTTTTCATGACAACGAAGCAACCCGACTGGGAGGCGATCGAACGAGCCTACCGGGCTGGGTCGCTTTCACTTCGCGCCCTTGCTGACAAGTTCGGCAGTAACGAGGGGACTATCCGCAGCAGGGCCAAGAAGCATGGCTGGCAGCGTGATCTAACCGATCAGGTGCGGACCGCCACGCAGGGAAAGCTTTCACGCACAGCGTCACGCAGCGACGTCACGCAGCGTGAAGACGCCGAGATCATTGATGAGGCATCCGATGAGGCAGCGTCAGTGGTGCTGGCTCATCGGACCGGCCTTGCTATGTGGCGCGGCATTGCCGACAAGCTCTGCTTTGCCCTTTCAGGGATGGACGTCACCGAAGACAACCACGATAAGTTCGCCCGCTCACTGAATGCTGGCGTGGATGCTCAGCTGAAGGTGATCAAGGGCGAGCGTCAGGCCTACAACCTCGACACCGAGGAAGGCGACAAGACGGTCAGCGACCTGGCTGCTTTGATGGATGAGCTATCGACTGAGGCCTGACGAATGAAGCCCGAGCATCTGAAACTGCTTCGGGATAAGCATTGGCGGCTGAACAACCTGTACTTCATCACCGACAAGCAGGGCAAGAAAGTCCGCTTCCGGATGAGTGAGGAACAACTCGAATACTTCGAGGGGATGCACACCCGGAACATCATCCTCAAGGCGCGGCAGCTGGGGTTCACGACTGAGTGCTGCATCATCCAGCTCGACGCGGCCTTATTCGAAGCAGCCAAATGCGCGCTGATTGCCCACACGCTGAATGACTCGAAGCGGCTATTCCGAGAGAAGATCAAGTACGCCTACGACAACCTCCCGGTGGAGATTCGAGCGGCTAACCCTGCATCGAACGACGCTGCCGGCGAACTGGTGTTCAAGAAGGGCGGATCGATCTACGTGTCTACCTCGTTCCGGGGCGGCACGCTGCGATACCTGCACGTTTCCGAGTTCGGGAAGATATGCGCCAAGTTCCCGCATAAGGCGCGCGAGATCGTCACCGGTGCGTTTGAGGCGGTCGCCACGAATTGCTTCGTCACGATTGAGTCGACGGCTGAGGGGAGAGCTGGCTACTTCTTCGACTATGCACAGAGTGCTGAGCACCAGAAGCTGTCCGGCTCACCGCTTGGCCTGCTGGACTGGAAGTTCTTCTTCTTCAGCTGGTGGAAGAGCGCGGCCTATTGGCTCGAGCCTGAAGGGGTAATCATCCCTCGGCGCCTTACTGACTACTTCACCGACCTTGAGGCTAAGCACGGCATCAAGACGAATGACGGTCAGAGGGCCTGGTACGCAGCCAAGGAGAAGACCCTCGGCAGCGACATGAAGCGGGAGTACCCGTCGATACCCGCTGAAGCCTTCCAGCAATCGGTGGACGGCGCCTACTACGCCAAGCAGTTCACCAAGCTGTATAGCGAACAGCGCATCGGAGTGATCCCGAATAACAGCCATCTGCCGGTGATGACCTTCTGGGACATCGGGGTTGGCGACTCGACCTCGATCTGGTTCGTTCGGCAGGTGAGCGAGCAGTACCACGTCATCGACTACTACGAAAACTCAGGCGAAGGCCTGCGGCACTACATGAAGGTGCTCAAGGGCAAGGGTTACACCTATTCCGAGCACTGGGGGCCACACGACATCGACAACCGTGAATTCGGCAGCGATGGCAAAACCCGTAGGGAGCTCGCCCGAGAGGGCTATGAGATCGACGGGCAGAAATACAGCATGACGTTCAAGGTCGTGCCCAAGCTTGGCGTTAACGACGGTATCGAACAGGCCCGGGAGATCCTTCCCAAGTGCGTGTTCGACGAGGCCAAGTGCGAAACCGGCATCAACTGTCTTGAGAACTACCGAAAGGAGTGGGACGACAAGCGTGGATGCTGGAAGGACAAACCGCTTCACGACTGGACCTCTCACGGTTCGGACGCATTCCGCTATTTCGCCGTCGCGAAGAGCGCTCGCAAGCCCGTTAAATCACTACACATGCGGATGGCTAACTGATGCCCCACGACGTCAAATTCACCCGAACTGAGTACACGGCGGCTCTATCCCGCTGGCGGCTCGTCCGGGACGTCTGCGAGGGCTCGGAGACCATCAAGGCGGGGGCGCAGCTCTACCTACCCAAGCCAAACCCTTCTGACAAATCGCCTGAAAACGACGAGCGCTATGACCAGTACATCGCCCGCGCGGTGTTCTTCAACGCTACTGGGCGGACGAAGAATGGTCTGGTCGGAGCGGTGTTCACTACCTGGCCGACGCTTACGGTTCCAGCGCTGCTTGATTACGTGAACGAGGACATCGACGGCCAGGGCGTCAGCATCTATCAGCAGTCGCAGTCGGTAATCGGCAATGTGCTCGAGACTGGGCGTCATGGGCTTCTTGTCGACTACCCGACGACGGAGGGTGACGTCAGTGTGGCTGATCAGCGCGCCGGCCGCATTCGGGCCACCGTCGCCAGCTACGAAGCCGAATCGATCATCAACTGGCGCACGCGCAAGATCGGCGGCCAGCACCTGCTTAGCCTGGTGGTGCTCAAGGAGACCTACCAAAGCGAGACCGAGGATGGTTTCGGCTTGGAAGAGCGCGATCAGTACCGTGTCCTTCGGCTGAACGAGGACAGCAATTACCAGATAGACCTCCACCAGCAGCTAGAGGGTGGGTGGTCGGTTACATCGAGCATCCCGCTGAATGGCCGTGGCAGGCCGTGGAAGGTGATCCCGTTCGCCTTCGTGGGTGCCGAGAATAACGACTCAAGCATTGATGATGCGCCGCTGTACGACATGGCGGAGATCAACATTGCGCACTACCGAAACAGCGCCGACTACGAAGACAGCGCCTATCTGGTCGGGCAGCCGCAAATCTTCATCGCGGGTCTCGACGAGCAGTGGCGCGACCACATGGAAGAGCAGGGGATCTATTTCGGTTCCCGCGCTCCGTTGCTTCTTCCGGGCGGCGGAACGGCCGGCATTCTCCAGGCGCAGCCCAACACGCTCGCCAAAGAGGCGATGGACGCCAAGGAACGCCAGTTGGTGGCCCTTGGTGCTCGCCTCATTGAACAGGGCAGCGGTGCCAAGACAGCCACCCAGGAGCAGAACGAGAACGCCGCGGAACATTCGGTTCTATCCCTGGCCGTTAGCAACGTTTCCGAAGCCTACAGCCAGGCGTTGGTCTGGATGGGCGAGTTCATGAACGCCAGCGGCACGGCGGAATACACGCTCAACCAAAGCTTCGTCCGCGTGACCATTGAGCCTCAGTTGCTGCAACAGCTCATCAGCGCCGTACAGGCCGGATTGATGCCGAAGACCGACCTTTGGCGACAGCTGCGTGATTATCAGCTGATCGATCCCGAGAAGACGGACGACGAGATCAAAGACGAGGTGGAGCAGGATGGCGGTGGGCTCGCACTAACGGATGACGAGCCGGCAATCCCTCTGACTGAGGAATAGCCATGGCGACCGCAGAACTATTGATCGAGGCCGCTACACGCAATGGCGTAATGCTTGAGCGCTTGAAAAGCGGAGAGATCAAGAAGATCGAGCCGTTCCTGCGGCAAATCGACCGCGAAGTGCGCCTCAAGCTATCTGGCGATTCGATCACCGAATACAGCAGAAGCCGGCTCGAAACGATGCTGGTGGCGATCGATTCGATGATCGCGAAGATACATGGCGACTACAGCGCGCAGCTGATTCTCGACCTCACCGACATCGCTGAGTACGAGGCCCAGTTCGAAGCGACCAGTCTCGGGCAAGTGATGGTCAATGTGACTGCAGCAGTGCCAACAATAAAGGTCGTGCAGGCGGCGATCCTGACTCAACCACTCAGCGTGAAAGGCGCTGATGGCGGCAAGCTGCTGGAACCCTTCGTTGCTGACTGGCTACAGGCTGAGCGCGGGCGCATCACCGGTGCGATTCGTATGGGTTATGCGCAGGGCGAGACGAATCAGCAGATCATCACGCGGATTCGCGGGACCAAAGCGCGGAATTACGCTGACGGTCTGCTGGCGATCAGCAAACGCAATGCTGAGGCTGTTGTGCGCACTGGTGTGCAGCATGTCGCAAGTGTCGCTCGAGCTGAGACATGGAACGCCAATAGCGATCTGGTCACGGGCTACCGCTGGGTTTCAACGCTGGACGGACGCACCTCGAACCAGTGCAAAAGCCTCGATGGCCGCGTGTTCAACATGGGCAAAGGGCCTCTTCCGCCAATACACATCAACTGTCGTAGCACGACGGCCCCTGAGATAGACGCGCGATACGCGTTCCTCGATGAGAGCGCCACCAGGGCGTCGAAGGACGGCTATGTCGACGCTGACGCCACGTACTACTCATGGCTGAAGGGCCAGCCATCGTCGTTCCAAGACGTGGCGCTCGGCAGAGACCGCGCCCAGCTCTTCCGCAATGGTGGATTGAGCGCTAAGCGATTCGCTGAGCTGAACCTCGACCGCAACTTCCTACCGCTGACCCTCGATGAGATGCGCCGGCTAGAACCCGCAGCTTTCGAGCGCGCCGGGATCTGATTCATCCCGCAGGCAGGGCCTGCACCAAGTCTCTGGGAGACATCCGCAATGCTGAAATACGTTCTGGACAGCCTCGAAGGGCTGGAGCCGGCTCACGCCGCTATGTACGCCGAAAAAGACGGCAAGTTCTACCTGCAGGTCGAGGGCATCCCCGAGCCAGAAGACACGTCGGGGCTAAAGGCCAAGGTCGACCAGCTCCTGGCTGAGAAGAAGTCCGAGGCCGAGAAGCGCAAGGCAGCTGAAGAGCAGGCCAAGCAATATGCAGAAGAGCAGGCCCGAAAGAACGGCGACGTCGAAGCGCTTGAGCGCAGCTGGAACGAGAAACACACCCAAGCCATGGGCGAGCGTGATGCGCAGATGGCGCAGCTACACGCCCAGGTGCACGCGCTAACCGTAGGCGCTACCTCCGCTCGCCTGGCGGGAGAACTCGCCGTGCAGGGCAGCGCTAGCGTACTGCAGAAGATCATCGAGCCTCGCCTCTCGGTTGAGATGCGCGAAGGCAAGCCAACTGTCGTGGTTCTGGACGCAACAGGCCGTCCGAGCGCGCTGACGGTTGAAGAATTACGCGCCGAGATCATGAAGGACCCAGCACTGGCTCCCTTGATCGCGGGCAGTAGAGCTACTGGCGGCGGGGCTGGCGGTAGCAATGGCGGCGGGGCCGCGAAGACGTGGGACCAAATGAGTGGCATGGAGCGCGTCGAGCTCCGCCGAACCAACCCCGCCGAGCATGCACGCTTGAAAGCAGCGGCCGGCAAGTAATCAAGGAATACCGCAATGCCTACAATCCTTTCCGATGTGATTTTCCGCGATGAGCTTCGCGATTACATCAACGTGAACACCTCTGAGCGTACAGCGTTCTTCGAATCGGGCATTTTGGTTCAGAACAACGACATGGCGCAGCTTCTCGCCAGCCCGTCGAACACCTTCACCATTCCATGGTGGGTAGATCTGGACGCCTCGATCGAGTCGAACTACTCGAACGACGTGTACACAGACATTGCCGTGCCGTTGTCGGTGACCTCGGCCAGCATGCAAGCCCGCGCTGCGTACCTTAACGAGGGCTGGAACTGCATGAACTTGGTGAAGAACATCACCAAGCAGGACCCGCTGGAGTTCGTGGCCAACCGCCTGACCAGCTACTGGCAGCGCGTCGCCCAGCGCCGCACCATCGCAACCACCATCGGTATCTACAACGCCAACGTGGCCAACAACGGCGGCGACATGGTTGTAGCAGCTGCTGGCACCATCGACGCGGCGTCGATCATCCGAGCCAAGGCCACGATGGGCGACTACTCCGGCCAGCTTGGCGGTCTGAGCGTCATCGCCATGCACTCCGCCGTGCAGACTGAACTGCAGATCCTCAACCTGATCGATTTCACGCCGCTGGCGGATCAGGTCCCGGAGTTCGGGCGCTTCCAGGGTATGCGTGTCGTGGTTGATGACTCCATGCCAGTGATCGGCGCCGGTGCTGAGGCGCGCTACCTGTCCGTGATCTTCGGACCTGGCGCGATCGGTTACGAAGAACAGCAGCCGGAAGGTGAAGACGGCCTCGAGTACGAGCGCGCCCCTGATCGCGGCAACGGTGGTGGCACGGAAACCCTGTGGACCCGCCGCAACTTCGTGATCCATCCGCTGGGCTTCTCGTTTACCAGCGACACGATCACCGGCACGCCGGGCACGTCCCGTCCGGTATCGGCTAACTGGTCTGATCTGGCGCTCCCGGCAAACTGGGAACGCAAGTTCAACCGTAAGGAAGTCCCGCTGGCCTTCGTAACCTCCACTGTATCTGCCTGATCACGAGCCGGCCCCTTCGGGGGCTGGTTGATCTCTAGGAGAGCACCATGACCATCGAAAAAGACAAGCACATCGATCCGAACAATAAGGCCCGCTGGGGTTTCGGCGGATCGGAAGGCAGCATCACCGTCGGCCCGCAGACTGTAGGCGAGACGGGCGGTGTAGACTCCGCACGCACCGAATCGAAAGAGACGGCAGCGCGTAACAACGGCGGCGGCACGAAAACCGAAGCTGCAAAGGCCAAGACCACTTCCAAGGAATAACCCATGCTCATCATCGAGGACGGCTCCGGCGTTGCTGATGCGGAAAGCTACGCCACTGCCGAGGATCTTGCGCTGTACGCCAGGAAGTTTGGCGTAACCGTGCCAGATGACGAAGCGGCGCAGGAAGCCTTGCTGCGTCGGTCCGCCCTCACGATGAATGGGATGAAGTGGAAAGGGCGACGCTCTCATTCGGGTCAGGCTTTGGCTTGGCCGCGTGAGGGCGTTGTCATTGATGGCGAATACAAGCCGCGTAGTTACATCCCGCGCGAAATTTTCTACGGCCAGTTGGCTTTGACGGGTGAGATCTACGCCGACGACCTGACCCCGCCAGAAACACGCCAGGGCGCGGTCATCCGCGAGCGCGTGGAAGGTGCTGTCGACGTTCAGTACGCCGAGGTAAAGAACACGGGCAAGCTGCTACCTGCAGCGCCCCAGCGCCCGAGCCAGACCCAGTTCGCCGACTACCTCGAGCGGCGCGGCCTGTTCGCGGTGCGAGCATGAGTGCGTTCTATGAGCGGATGGCGTCCACTGCGCTGAGACTAATTGCTCAATTTGGTCAGCCCGCCTTACTGCTGGATAGCCAGCCCGGAGAGTATGACCCGGTCACTGGTGAAGCTTCGCCGGGACTGTCAACTGAGCAAGCGGCGAGCTGCATTCTTCAGGATTACACGCTGAACGAGTCGGGCGCAGCGAATTTGGCTGGCAGCGACATCCGCGCAAGCGACAAGAAGATCCTCATTGCCGCAAAAGGCCTCACTGAACCTACCTTGAGCACAAAGGTTGTCGTCGATGGCGATACGTGGTCGGTGGTTAACATCAAAGAGATCAATCCGGCGGGCACGCCTCTGGTGTACGAGCTACAAGGGAGGCGCTAATGTCGTTTTCCGATGATGTGAAGCGCTTCTCGGTGAAGGCTGGGCAATCTGCCGATAACACCGTCCGCGCAGTAACCCTGGCGCTGTTTAAGGGAATCATCCGAGATACGCCTGTTGATACAGGGCGAGCAAGAGGAGCGTGGCAAACCACGGTCGAAACTCCTGCTGTTGGTAGCAATAGCCGAGATGACCCCACGCCCACAGGAAGAGATGGTGGGCCATCCCAGGCCGAGGTTGACGCCAATACGCCGAATGGAGCAGGCCAGGTAACGTACCTTGCAAACGACCTCCCTTACATAGAGAGCCTTGAGGACGGATCTTCCACGCAATCCCCTCAAGGAATGGTGCGCCGCAATATGGACAGGATTCAGGCTAACCTTGCCCGCGAAGCACGTAAAAACAAGGTCTGATCATGAGCGAGAGCAAGATTCACAGCGCGCTTGTGACGGCCTACCTGGCGTCCAGCGTGATGCCATCTCAGCGAACGGCATACGAAGGTCGATCATTCACTCCGCCAACCGGGCAGAGCTGGGCCCGCCTGACTGCGCTGCCAACAGGTCGTGCGCCGGCAGCCCAGGGTAAAGATGCGGCGCAGGAGTGGACTGGAATCTTCCAGATCGATTTTTTCCACCCCAACAACACCGGTCACGCCGCGATGCTTGCCGATGTGGACGCGACGATGGCGTATTTCAGGTCAGGCCGGCGGCTGGAATATCAAGGGCAGGGCGTACTGATCCGGCGCGCTGAGCGATCTCAAATCCGTACAGAGGAAGTCTGGCAGTCGGTATCGGTAAGCGTTTACTGCACCGCCTGGGACTTCCCAGCATAACCAAATCAATTTCACCAGCAGCCCGCCATGTGCGGGCTTTTGCATTTCTTGGAGACAGCAAATGCCCTACGCACAAGGCGTGAATCAGAACACCTACATCAAGCCTGAAGGCGCGGACGGCTCCTTGGATGCAGCTGTTCCGTGGATTCCGCTCCGCTTGATCACCAATGGACTGACGCAGACCGTCGAAGAGCTTGAGTCGGACGAGATGCTGCCAGGCCGTCACATGGCTGAGTCACGCAGCGGTGTTTCGAGCGTGGCGGGCGATCTGGAGGCAGAACTCACCTACGGCACGTTCGATATTCTGCTCGAGGCCGCCTTCCACGGCACCTGGACGGACAACGTTCTCAAAACTGGCGCAGTGCGTCGAAAGTTCGCCGTGCTGAAGGAAAACGAAGACATCGGCCGCATGCAGATTTACCGCGGCTGTGAAGTCGGCACGGTCACGATCGACTGCCCATTGCAGAGCAAGATTGGTATCACCTTTTCTCTGATCGGCACCAAGGAAGAGGCCTACGTGTTCGACGCGGACACTGAGAGCTTTGCAGAGCCCACCGAGACTGTGATGATGACAACCTTTGAGGGTTCGCTCTTCGAAGGCGGTACCGGGCTGAACCATGCGACGGCGCTCAACGTCACGCTGGAAAACGGGATGGAGGCGATCTATCGGCTGTTCAGCCGCGATGCGTACGACATCAAGCTGGGGCGTATTAATGTGAATGGCTCCCTTTCGGCGTACATCGAAGATGACCGCCTGAAGGAGAAATACCGCGGCGAAACCAAGACGTCTTTGGTCGTCACGCTCACTGACGGTGACAACGCCTACGAGATCAGCATGACCCGAGCCAAGCTGACCAGCTCGAGCGAGGAGGGCAGCGGAGACGACCCGATCATCCAGAGCTACGACTACCGTGCATTCAATGATTCGGCCGTCAGCTCGGAAATCACCATCACGCGGAAGCCAGCGTAGGTAGCAAATGAAGCCAAGTGATTTCCACACCAGGGCAAAAGCCAACGAGGGTGAGCGCATGCCGCTCGCCTTGCCTGACGGTACGCCTACAGATGAATGGCTGCTTATTCGGGGGGTCGATTCTGACCAGTTCCGAGCTGCGCTTGATGACTACCGCCGTGACGCGCTGACAATTGCTGCAACGAAGGATCAGGCAGAGAAGGCCGAAAAATCAGAACAGTCTCGCCTTAGGCTGAATGCTGCGCTCGTTATCGGATGGTCCTTAGACGCTGACTTCACCGAAGCAGCTTTGCTCGAGTTCCTGCGCGAATCTCCGTACATCACGGCCGAAGTGGATCGTTTTGCGTCGGACCGACGCCGTTTTTTTGGGAAACGCTCGACGATCTCAGCGGCAAGCTGATTGCCTTCGCCGAGCATCAACTCGGATTGCTTAAGCCAGCGGGGCCGCGACCCAAAAAGGGTCCTGACAAACGAATAACCATCCGCGCCCAGCTTGAAGCGATCGCCGAGAAAACTGGAAAGCGCCCGTCTCGCCTGGATGGCCCCGAATGCCCCGAACAACTCGCCTATATCTGGGAGTGGTATTGCAGCGCTAGACCCGTAGAAAGCATCGCAGAGCTAAGGGCCTGGGCTGACCTTTACGAGCGTAAGCTCAAACCGTACGAGATAACGCTCATGCGCCGCCTGGCGAGTTCTGAAAGCCGCATAGCGATGGATTAGCAGATGGTGGTGCCAGTATTTGGTACAGTCCGGCCTTTCTCTAGGGAGGGACGGAAGTGAAGATAGTAGGCGGATCGTTCGGCCTTAAAGGCAGCGCGCGGATTAATAATGGCTCGCTTCTGATCAAAGGAACGCGGTCTATGGAGTGCCCACCGTCTAGCTTTAAGTCGGTGAAGGCACGCCAGGACGCGAACCGGAAGTTCGGCGTGCTTGGCGCGATAGTCGGCAGCATGCTTTTCGGCGCGCTGGGGTTTATGTTCATGGGGCTCTTCGGGGCAGTACTGGGCATTCTTCTGTCGATCGCAGGGTCGTTCTACTCGGTCAAGAAACGGTTTGTGGAAATTGACCTAATCAGCGGAGAATCCGTGACGCTTGAATGCTCGAGCGCTGAGGTAGATCAAATTCTAAGGCTGTAACCCCAATACGACACCAGGCCCGCTTCGGCGGGTTTTTTTATGCCTGTAGGAAAACCGATGCAGCCTCAAGATTTTTACACTGCGACTAAATCAAGCCGTGGCGCTCGCTTCGATTTAGTTGACGGTGCCGGCGGCAGAGAGTGGGTTCGGGTGCGCTCTGTTTTGAGCAGCGAATTCGTGGCAATGGCCATGGTGGTTTCCAGGCAAGCGGAGTCATACGCGGATCTCATGAAAACGGCAGCGCCCGAAGAGCAAAAGCGCCTGAAGCGAAACCGAAGAGCATTACTTGCTGCCTCGCTGGTAGCTGATTGGTCGCTACCAATGAAGTCACTTGAAGAAATCAGGGATCTGCTGATTGTAAATCCTCGGCTGCGTAGACAAATAGAGCGCATTTCTGAAGCACACCATCTCCACTTTGGGACTGCCGCATGACTGAGTATGCAAAGCTTGTTGTCAGCGTTGATAGCACCCAGGCAGCGAGCGCGAGTAAATCCCTTGATCAGCTCACCAAGACGTCTCGAACAGCTGAAAAGGGCATAGATTCGCTCGCAGGCGCTGCGAGGTCCCTAGCAGCCCCTTTGGCAGCCTTCCTAAGCGTGCGCGCCGTCATCAATGCGTCAGACCAATACGGCCAGATGGCGTCGCGCATACGGCAAGCAACGTCATCTGCTGAGGAATACACGAAGGTTCAGGACCGCCTTCTGCAAACCGCGAACGCTACGTACCGCCCCCTTGCAGAAGCGCAAGAAGTCTACATCCGCACGGCCGACGCCATTCGATCGCTGGGCTACGACACTGACGCCGCGCTGGATATCACTGATAGCTTCAGCTTTCTTCTAGTCACGAACGCGGCCAGCGCGGATCGCGCATCATCCGCTATCAATGCGTACTCGAAGGCCATCCAGACCGGCAAGCTCGATTCAGACGGTTGGCAATCAATCCTTGCGGCTACGCCGACCATCGTCGACGACATCGCTGCTGCAACAGGCCGCTCGACTGCCGAGATCAGAAAGCTCGGCATTGACGGAAAGCTCAGCGTCCAAGCGCTTAATGAGGCGCTACGGCAATCGAGAGGGCGCAACGAAGAGCTGGCAGCGGCGATGGAAACGTCGGTGGCCGACGCAACCACAGCACTATCGAATTCGTTTCAGGTGTTCATCGGCAAGGTCAACGAGGCGTCCGGCGCGTCTGGGATTCTGACCGAAAGCATCGGCGACATTGCTGAGACGCTACAGGACGCTGAAACAATCAAGGCGGCCCAAGATTTTGCCGGAGGGATCGTAACTGCATTCAACGACATTATCGGCGTAGCCCGTGTAACGGTTCGGATAGTCAACTGGGCGGCCGAGTCGCTGGCAGCTTCACTTCACGGAGCGGCTCTTGATGACATTGTTCGTGTCGAAGATGAAATTGCGTCAACTCAAAGGAGATTGGCTGATCTTCAAAAAGAGTTAGATAGGCCACGAGTTTTTCGAGTAAATCCTTTTGCGTCCACTGACGAACTAGAGGCCGACTACCAGACGCTCCAGCAGCGCTTGAATGTCTTGAAGCAAGCGCAGCAGGATTTCTATAGAGGAAACAATCCGAATAATGGTCCACCCGGAATTAGTGATCGATCTGCGGCAAGTAGCTCCAGTCCAGTGCAGGCGGCTGCGAAGGACACAAAAGCGGCAGAAGCTGCTGCGAAGAAGCTGGCCGGTTCCTACAAATCGATGGAGGAGGGCCTATCCCGGCAAGTTGCGCTTTATGGCCAGAGTACTGAGATCGCAAGGGTAAATTTTGAGCTTCAAAATGGTTCCCTTGAGGGGATTGTAGGAAAGCAGGCACAGCATCTGCGGGATTTGGCAAAGGAACTAGATGCTAAACGCGATCTGACAGCTCAAGAGCAATTACGCATTGACATACTGCGAGAATCTGGACAGCTAGCGGCAGCCAGTAATGCGCAGTTCCAGCTTGAATATGCGGAAAAAATCGCGGAATACGAGCGTCAAGGCAACAAGGAGGCGCTCGCGAGATTGGAGACTCTTAGACGCATTCGCGAGGTCCAGATCAATGCTGATTTAAAAACCGGGACCGTAGAGGGTGTTACAAAAGCACCAGCCACCACAGGCCTAGACGCGCTCATAGGAGGTCCAAGCTCTGAAATCTTGAAGCTCCAGCAGCAGAGTAAAGAGCTGGAAGTTTGGCGTAATACAGAGCTTGAGAAGCAGCGTGCTTTCCTTGAAGCAAAGGCTATAAACGAAGAGCAGTATTCAGAGCGACTTCGAAACATCGAGGACCAGTCCAGAGCGGAAACGGCCAAGATCGAGGCGGCTCGCCAGCAGGTGATGCTGTCTTCAGCGGCGAGCTTGTTCGGCGAACTGACAAGCTTAAGCAAGCAGTTTGCTGGGGATCAGTCCGGCATCTACAAAGCTATGTTCATGGTGCAAAAGGCCTTTGCAATCGCGCAGTCTGTGATTGCAATTCAGCAGGGGCTTGCGCTGGCCGCCGCAAACCCGTGGCCAATGAACCTTGGGGCAATGGCCTCCGTTGCTGCTGCGACCGCCGGGATCGTGAGCAACATTGCCGCGGTTGGTATGGCGCACGACGGTATCGATTCGGTGCCGCGTGAAGGGACTTGGCTGCTCGACAAGGGCGAGCGGGTAGTGGATCGACGCACTAATGCTGACCTCAAAGAATTTCTGGCGAAGGGCGGGTCAGGCGGGCAGGCGTTCATGAGCTCGGCAGCGCCGATCCATCAGACCTTCGAAATAAACGGCGACGTGAGCCAGGAAACGATCGCGCTCGTACAGCGTGCCATGCGGGAAGCTTTGCTGGCCGTTCAGAAAGACGCAAATCAAAACGGCCCGATCATGCAGACGATCCGGCGCAGGATGTGATTAGATCAGATAGCGGCCAGGCCGCTGGAGAAACTCAATGAAAAGCGGCGATCTTGTTCGAATGGATGTAGACGCAGTAATGGGCGCGAAGCTTTCACGGTATGGCCGCGACGAACCTCAGCCACAGAAAGGGTTCCGGGCTGAGGATATCATTGTTACTCAAGAAATGATC